CAGATGTAAAAGCGACCGTAGCTCTCAGTGCCACAGGACAACTACAAGGGTTCATAGGAGCTGGAGCAGGTACTGCTACTAATTTAGGTCCAATAAGGATTCAGTCTGTTCAAGCACAAGCTAGTGCTGCAGACGGTTCTATAAAAATCTATGACGGAACGGGTGCAAGTGGGACTAAGTTACTTATTGAATTTAAGTTCGGTTCAGCAGCAAATGAGTCTTTTGACCATTATTTGCCTAATGACGGAGTAAAATTTGACACAGGAGCTTATGTTGTGTTGGCTAACTGCGACTTTTTTGTAGCATACTACAACTAACATGGCAACCTCGGGAACTCGTGCATTTAGTTTAGATGTAGCGACCGCAATCGAAGAGGCGTACGAACTTGCAGGATTAGAAGCTCGTACGTCTTATGATGCTGTTACAGCACGTCGTTCTATGAATATAATGTTTGCTGATTGGTCAAACAGAGGTATTCAAATGTGGGAAGTAACTAAAGTAGAGTTAGATCTTACAGAAGGCACGAACGAGTATACTTTAAATTCTTACGATATTGATGTTCTAGACGCTTACGTAGAAAGAACAGTAGGAGGTGTTGTAACTGATTACCCCCTAGACAGAATAGATCGAAACGAATACGTAGGTATTCCTAATAAAGCAACTAAAGCACGTTCTACAGAGTTTTGGTTAGAACGTAAAAAATCACCAGTTATTCATCTTTATCCAACGCCCGAGAACTCAACGGACAAACTCATTTACTATGTCTGGCGTACAATAGAGGATGCTGCGGCTTCTCTTAATGATGTGGATATACCTACAAGGTTTATGCCTTGTTTAGTATCAGGATTAGCGTATTATTTATGTATAAAGAAAAATGTTCAAAAACTTCCTGTTATACAAGATTTATATGAAAGAGATTTAACTAACGCTTTACGTTATGATGAGGATCGTTCTAATATAAGATTAGTTCCTAAACAAGAATACATCTAATGGCTTACGCTTCAGGAAAATATGCTTACTTTATTTGCGACACCTGTGGATTCAGATACCCATATAAACAAGCGAGAGGAACTTGGGAACATAATAGAGTTTGTCACGAATGTTATGAACCTAAACATCCACAATTAGACCCCCCTAGTATTGGGGCAGATGCAGAACTTTTATGGAGACCTAGACCAGACGTTCCAGCTCCAACAACAGGACAAGGCTACGCTATAGTTTCAAACCCAGTAAATTCAGCGGGTATAAGTGCTCCGATTATGTGGGCAGAAAATAGCGACACAATAGGATCTATGTTTATTGTGCCTCCCTTGACTGGAAGTGTAGGAGAAATAACAATATCAGGAGTAGCAGCACCTAGCCCAAGTCCAACACCATCTCCATCAGTAACAACTTATACAATTACTGTAGCTTCTTATTATGGTGCTAATTATTTTTATGTAAACGGTTCAAGAGCAGCATCCCTAACCTTAACCGAAGGACAAACATATAAATTTGATCAATCAGACAGTACTAATAGTGGTCATCCGTTAAGAATATCAACAACATCAAACGGTACTCATGGAGGAGGTTCTGAATATACAACAGGAGTTACAACAAATGGAACTCCAGGAAGTTCAGGAGCTTATACTCAAATTGAAATAGCGTCTGACGCACCAACTTTATATTATTATTGCACTAACCATAGTGGAATGGGAGGTATAATATATACATCATGAGTTTTACATACACAACATTAAAAACAGCCATACAAGACTATCTCGACAGTACCGAAACTAGTTTTGTAAGTAATTTACCTACGTTTATAACAACAGCAGAAGAAAGAATTTTGAAAAATGTTCAACTAGATGATTTTAGAAAAAATCAAACAGGTACTGTTACAGAGTCTGGACCATACCTAACAACTCCTACTGATTACCTAGCTCCTTTTAGCTTAGCTGTAATAGATAGTAGTGGTAATTATAGTTATTTATTATTAAAACACGTTTCCTGGATTAGAGACTATAGCCCTAATCCGTCCTCAACAGGATTACCAAAATATTATGCTGAGTTTGATGATAATACTTTTATTCTTGCTCCTAGTCCCGCCCTAACATATGAGGTTGAATTACATTATTATCATAGACCTCCTTCACTTACAACAACCTCAGGCAGCGAAACAACTTGGTTATCAGAAAATGCTCCTAATGCTTTATTATATGGGAGTCTAGTTGAAGCCTGTACTTATCTTAAAAATTATGAAATAATACCTGCGTATGAATCTAAATTTCAAGAAGCTTTATTAGGTTTAAAAAACTTGGGTGAAGGTAAGTCAACAAGAGATCAAAATAGGTATGATGAGATAAGGAGAGAACCTCAAGCATGAGGATAAAAGAACTTGAAGGAAAAAATATAGCAATAGTTGCTATGGGAGAAAGTCAATTAGATTTTCATCTTAGTTTAGTTCACTCAAAAACTTACGATGAAGTTTGGGGAATAAATTGCATGGGGGCTATTACTAAATGTGATAGAGTCTTTATGCTAGATCCAGTAAGCAGGTTTATGGATACAGATGATGCAGGAAGCCAGACGGATATCATGAGAAGATGGCTACCTGTTGCTGATATGCCTATATACACCTGTGAACTAGACCCTAGATGTCCTTCTGCAATATTATACCCTTTACAAGAAGTCGTACAAGACTCAGATTGTGCATACTTAAACAATACCGTGCCCTTTGCTTTTGCTTTTGCTTTATACAACAAAGTTGGCAGTATCAACTTGTTTGGTATAGATTTTAGTTATAGAGGTAATTTGCATTTTGCAGAAGCAGGAAAAGCCTGTTGTGAGTTTTGGTTATCTAAATGCATAGAAAGAGGAATGACTGTAAATGTTGCAGCTAGATCAGGATTACTTGATACAGACTGTCCTATAGAAAAAAGAGTTTATGGATATCATAGACTTGACGATCCTGATATTATAATTCTTGATGATCAAAAAACATATCACCAAGTTAAACTTTCTGAATACAATGAAATGATGCAAGAAGAAAAATTAAAAAATATTACAGAAATAAGAACTGTGTTGGATACACCCCCAGAAGCAAAAAGGTATTAAAATGATAGATAATATAACTTTAGGAGATGTCGGTACTATTACTGTTGAAACACAACAAAATAGAGGACACCCACCTGAGTTTTGGGCAGAACAATTAACTAATAGAATCTGTGGAATAAGCGAAGATGCTGCTCCTCACGTAAGACAACAAGCAGAAGCATATAAACTAGCTATTTACAACGCAATCATTTACTATATTAAACAAGCAATCAATAGTGAAAGATGCACGATGCGTAACCTATTGGAACAACAAGGTCACGGAGACCTAGCTAAAATATTGAAGGAGATTTAACATGGCAATATCATCAACACTTACAACTAGTTTCAAGAAAGAACTGTTAGAAGCTAAACATAATTTTTTAGCGTCTGGAGGCAACTCTTTTAAATTAGCTTTATATACTAGTTCAGCAACAATGGGGGCTACTACCACAGCTTATAGTACAAGTCAAGAATCGTCAGGAACAAACTATACTGCAGGTGGAGCAGCTTTAACCAATGTAAATCCAACAAGTTCAGGAACTACAGGTTTTACTGACTTTGCTGATTTAACTTTTGGTACCGCTACTGTAACTGCTAGAGGTTGTTTAATTTATAACGACACAAATGCTGATAGATCAGTAGCTACTATTGATTTTGGTGGAGATAAAACTTCAACTGCAGGAGACTTTACTATTGTCTTTCCAGCAGCAGCAGCTTCCACAGCGATTATAAGAATCGCCTAGCCTTAAATGGCTATCCTTAACGGTTGGGGTAGAGGCACGTGGGGTCAACTCACGTGGGGCGAATCCATACCTGTTACTCTTAGTGGTTTATCTGCTACATCCGCATTAGGTACAGTAACTCCTGACGCTGAAGCCAAAGTTACCCTTACAGGATTGAGTGCAACAGCCACCAACGGTGGTTTGGCGGTAGATGCAGGTGGTCAAGTAGGTGTTAACGGTCTAGCAGGAACTTCTGCTTTAGGTACAGCCACAACCGTTTCTAATAATACTTTAAATGTTTCAGGCTTGGCAGGAACTTCCGCCCTAGGAAGCATTGGTGTTAATTGTTCTGCTGTAGCATCAGTTGCAGGGCTTACATCAAGTTTAGGTTCAGTATCTGTAGATGTAGATGGTGAGGCGAATGTATCTGTTTCAGGCGTAAGTGCAACAAGTGCATTAGGAACAGCCACCACTGTTACGGATAATAGATTTGGTGTACATGGTTTATCTGCAACATCTGCATTAGGCACAGCAACAGTAACCGCAGATAACAGAATCACAATAACAGGTTTATCAGCTACAGGAAACGTAGGAAGTGTTCTTAAATGGCAGGATGTAAATGATTCTCAAACTCCAAACTGGAAAGATATCGCGGCATAATTGCAGCATAAGGGGTATACACTTCAGGTTTTTTGGTTTAAGATCTAGGATATAGGAACAAATTATGGCAACTTATGTAAATAATTTAAGACTCAAAGAAATCGCTACAGGAGACGAAAGCGGAACTTGGGGTACTTCTACAAACACTAATTTAGAATTAATTGGTGAGGCACTCGGCTATGGCACAGAGGCTATAACAACTAACGCTGATACCCACACTACAACAATAGCGGATGGTTCAGCGGATGAAGGTCGAGCTTTATTCTTAAAATATACTGGAACTTTAGATTCAACTTGTACGATTACGATTGGACCTAACACAGTTTCAAAAGTATGGATTATAGAAAATGCTACCAGTGGATCTCAAAGCATTATTATAAAACAAGGTTCAGGAGCTACAGTTACTATTCCAACTGGAATGACCTCTGTAATTTATTCTGATGGAGCTGGAGCAGGTGGGGCTATGATTGACGCTCTAACTGATTTAAATGTTGCATCTTCACTTAGTATAGGTGGTTCAGGTGTAGCAACAACAGGAAAAGCTATAGCAATGGCTTTGGTTTTCGGATAAAATTAGGACAATATTATGGCAAATCCAAATTTAGTAAATGTAACTTCGATATACGCTAACAGTATAAACGGAGCTTTAGACACTACAGTAACAACTGATTTATTAACTTGTGCAAGTAATAAGTTAATAAAAATTAATAGTATTATTATTGCAAATATTGACGGTACAAATGCCGCA